TATTTTTACATAATTCTAATCTTTCTACGTTTGAAGAAATTTGATTTATTTTTTTTTTTAAATCAAATTTATTTTTTAATTTTTTATCCTTCATTTCTATTAATTAATATTGATATAATTTTATATATAATACTAATCATCAGTAATTAATTCTTCAATATCAAAATCTTCTTCTTCAAATTCATCTTCTATGTTTTCAATATCATCTTCTTCTTCATCATCTTCTTCATCATCTTCTTCTTCATCATCTTCTTCATTTTCTTCGTCATCATCTATATAATCAGTTGTTTGTAATAATATATCTTCTACAACTGGTATTTCTTCTTCATCTTCCTCTTCATTATCAATAATATTATTATTAATATTAATATTATTTGTTTTAGGTTTAATAACCTTTCCTATTATTGAAATTTTATTGTCATATAATAATAATTTTACACCACATATTTCAATAAATATTTCATCACCAATATTTATTTCATCCAAATTTAATTCAGATTTAATAGTTGCTGTTATTTTAGGTATAATTATATCTAATATTGGTTCATTATCGTAATATCCTTCTGCTAATAATCCCATGCTATTTTTATTTTTAACTATACATTTTGATATTAAACCATTTATTGGATTACATATTTCACCAATACATTGAATATTATATAATATATTACCATTAAAATGATCTTTTATTATTTTCCCAATAGTTTTTTTTATTATTTTAATACTACCTTTTTTAATATATCCATGTTTCGAACATATACCTTCTAATTTTTTTTTTATTTTTTTAAGAAAAATTGTATCATAATCCGTATTTAATTCGTTTGGTTTTAAATATATATTAGTTGTAAATTTTATAGGTGTAAATAAATCATTTATCATTATAATACTAATATAATATAATAAAATATCATTTTTTTATATAAAAAATAAATATGAGAAATCTAATTAGAGGAAGTTTTAATAGAATAAAAAGCGAAAAAATAAATTGTGAAATAATTATTAAATTTATCTAAAATTGGTAAGAAAAAAACATACATTTTATAAAGACTTATCTAATTTTGATTTAGATAATGTAAGTAATTCATTTTCATCTATTATAACATTTTTAATATATTTTTCTAAAATACTATTTAAAATTAATTCTGGAGTAAATTCATCATATTCTATAAATATTTTTAATAATTGTTCAGAAAAACCCGATATTAATGATGTACCTTGTATTGTTGAATTTACAGGAAATGTATCTGAATAATTAGAATTTAAATTCCAGTAAATTAATTTAGGAACTTTATAATTATTATTAATAAAAATTTTTCCAAAAGTATTATATAATAATTCTAAATTATCATTATTATTATTTGTAGCCTCATCAAACTGCATATCAGATAATATTACTAATTTATTAGGCATATCATAATCATTTAATCCATACATTATTCCAAAATCTACAATTAATTTTGCTACAAGTTCAAAATTAGTATTATATCCCCAATTCATTTTTTTAATAGAATTAATTTGATCTTTTAATGTATCACCTTCTATTAAATGAAATTCTGGAATTTCACTAAATGTAATAACTTTATTTTTATATATTCCTTCAGTACATTGTGATATTAATAATCCTAGAGCTATTGATACTTGCGCGGGAATACTTCCATTATTAGCACTAAACATAGAACCTGATACATCAACAATTGGTATTAATTTATTAAATATTCCATTTTTTTTTATATCTTCTACAATTGTTTTCCATTGTGCTTCAATAGTATCATTTAGTTCTATATCATTATTATCTGAATTAAGATAATAATTTACTAATTCGTGTGGTAAAATACCTGTTACATTAATTTTCGATTTGCCAGTAATTACATTTTTTAAATATTTATTATATCTATCACTATCGTGTTTAATAAAAGCATTTTTAAGTTTTTTAGAAGCAATTCCTGGAACTTTTTCATATTTAATTTCGCCCCATTTATTTTTACACATTAAACTTTCAACAATATTAATTTTTTTTCTCAAAGGTGATAAATAATGTTCTCTATATATTTTTAATTTATTTTTTAATTTTGTATCACAATATGATTTTTTTAAATTTTTTTCATCTAATTTATATATTTCATCTACTATTTGTTTTACACAATTTAATTTTTTATCATAATGATTATTTTCACTTGGTACCCATTTAGCACATAATGATATATTATTATTATTATTTAATTCCTCTTTATCAATAATTAATTGTCTAGCGATTAATTTATATTCAAAATTATATTCTTGCGACTTTAATAATATATATAATATATCCTTCCAACATCCGTATTTATCAATATATGTATAAATATTTTTTTCATAAGTTTTATTCCAATTATTATTTTTTAACCATTTTATAGCTTTATTACTAATTTCTTTTTCTTTTTTACCATTTTTTCTATCTCTACAATTATAAATAATTGCGATTGTTTTATAAGGATCATTATACATACATTTTGTCATATAATTATTTAAATCATCATCTGTTAGATCTCTTCCTAATTGCATAAAAAAATCTAAATGTATATTATCTGTCGTTTTTAATGAGTTAGCATTATTTATTGTTTTTGTAAAATTATTTTCAATATTTAAAAAATTTTCATTATATTCCAATGTATTTTTTAAAGTATCTTTAGAAAAAAAATAATTAAATATCATTTTTATATATAATAATATATATATATATATTTTTATATATTTTTATTTATTATTTCTGATTAACGGTATTTCATGTATTAACTTATAATTAATAGTTTTATTATAATTATTACAACTTTTTGTTAATATATATTTATATTGTGTAATTTTATAATCTATATTAATATCAATATTATTAATGAAATCCTTAATTATCATATCAGTTTTAGTAGACATATTAATATATATAATTATATAATTATATCATTTTTTTTATTTAAAAAAAATGATATAATTATATATATATATTTATAAATAAGATGATGTTTAAGAATTATTATTTTGACCCAAAAGATCCTACAAATAGATATTCTTTTGATATTTATGATATAGATTTAGCAATAATTAACTCAATTAGAAGAATAATTATATCAGAAATTGAAATACCCGGTATGATAGGTGAAAATAATCCTACCATAGATATAATTAGTAATAATGGACCATTACATAACGAATATTTAATTCATAGAATAGGATTAATACCAATATGTTTAAAAGAAAATGAAATAGATAGTTATGAAGATAATTCAATTATATTTGAACTTAATGTCGAAAATAAAAATTATAATACTTTAAATATTACAACAGCAAATATAACTGGTAAAAGAAATGATAATGAAATTGATAAAAAAGAGTTATCAGAAATATTTTATCCAAATATAGTATCAAATAATAATATATTAATTACAAGATTAAGAAATGATGAAAAATTACATTTTAAAGGTAAAGTAGTAAAAAAAAATGGTAAATACAATGCCGCATTTAATCCAACTTCTTTAGCAAATTTTTCATTTATTATTGATAATTCAAAAATAGATAAAGATACTACTATTTTGGATAAAGAAAGACAATATTATACAAATGAATATGGTGATCCCAATGCTATTAAATTTGAAATAGAACCAATAAATAAATATATTACACCAAAATATTTATTTAATAAAGCATTGGAAATATTAATAAATAAATTAAATAAATTAATAGCCAATATTAAAAGTAATAATAATGTATCAATTAAAAAATTTATTAATAATATTAATACATTTGAAATTTTTATAGATAATGAAGATGATACAATTGGTAATGTAATTCAATCATTTATCCATAATAAATTTATCAGAAAAAAAGATAAAATAAAAGATAATATTGAATGTTCTTATTGTGGATATATTTGTCCACATCCTTTAAAACAATTAGTTATAATTCGTATAACTTTATTAAATGAAACTGATGAAAATAAATTTTACGATTTCTTAATTTATAATTGTTTATCAATTATTGAAGAATTACAAAATATTAAAACAGATTGGAATTTATTTATTAAAGATATTTAAATTATTAAATTATTAAATTATTTTATATTTATATATATAAATATGGATAAAAATGATTTAACTGATGATATTCAACAAATTTATGATATGGATCAAATTGATGATAAAATTTATTTAGACGAAGAATTATCAGAAATAGAATATTATGAAATATTATCATTTGATGAATTAATTAGTGACAATTCAGCATTTATTTTATTATCAAAAAAAGAAATATATAATGAATTATATGATTTTTTTTATAATGCGAATAAAAGTAATAATTATGTAGAACTTTTTTATAATATAGTTGAAAAAAAAAATATTAATACTAATAATTATATTCTTAAAACTAATTCTACTAAAAAATCATATCAAGAGAATGATAGTAAAAAAATACCAGAATTTGGATTAGTTGAATTTATAAATAGTTTTAAAAAAATAAATAAATATAAAGATCTTGAATTAGCAAAAAAAGAAAAAGATAAATTATTTTTTACAATTATTTATGATGAAAATTCTACATTAGTTCGTTTTAAACCATATCATAATACTAATATAATAATAAAAGATTTAAATTTTAGTAATTTTTCTTCCCAATATGTTTTATTAAAAAATGATGATACAAATATTCCCATTGAAGAAATTTATTATTCCGTACCAAAATGTATTACAAATGATTATTTATCAGATAAAGTTCTTTCTTATTTAAAAAAAAATATAGATTTAAATTCTAATATAACAACTAGTACAAATATTAATGAAGAATTAAATAATTCCAAACCATCTATTCAAACTATAATTGATAATTTAGATTTAAAAGAATTATATGAATTAGAAGAATTAGATTATAATATAATATCTATTTTATTTGAAAAATTTGATTATCAATTTGATAAAATTAATACAGATGATTATAATATATTATTAACTTATATTACAAATATTATTAATAATTTAAAAGTTGAAAAATATAATTATAAATCTATCAGAAATAAAATTGTAAATTTAGTTAATCATAAAATATTATTTTATGATAAAATAATAAATATATTTAAATTATTATTATTCTCAGAAGATATTAAAAATGAAAATGATTATATTATTGATAAACTTGAAGATGAAAAAAATTTAATTGATACTTCTGAATTATTATATAATAATATATATGATATAGTTTATGCTTTTTATAATAATGATATTGATAATACTATTATTATAGATAATATAAAAAATATAATGAATAAACAAATTTTAGAACAAGTTATTTATACAATTAAAAATTATAATAATAATGATATTGAAAATATAAATAATTTATTTATTATTGAAAAAAATAAATTTGATGTTTTGAAAAATTTTGATATAAAATTATATCAAAATCCTTTTATTTTTAATATTGATCAAGAAATTAATGAAATTAAAATTGCTAATGACTATAGTGACTATTTTATTTCTAATACAAAAAATAATGATTATATAGATATTGTTGATAGAGATGATGATTTAGAAGATGATTATGATAATTTAAATTTAGATAAATACAATAAAAGTATATATGAAAAATATATATATAGTTTTAAATATCAAGATGCTCACGGATTTAATGAATATTTAAAAATAATTTATCCTATAATTGGACAAATAGAAGAAAGATCAAAATTAAATGTTGATTTTAATTTACTTTATAATGAATTATATAAATTATATGGTGGATTATCTACTAAATTTTTTATTTTAAAAAATAAAAATATTTTTGATGATAGCATATCTGATAAGATAATTGAAGATATATCTAATATTAATTATAAAATAATATTAAAAGATATTACAAATATTAAATCTCAAATTTCTTATTTTACTTTTAAAAATATTGATAAAATAATTGATGCCGTTATTGAATTAAATAATGAATTTATGACTAATATTAAAGATATTTTTTTTAATGCCATAGCTATTTGGATATTAGAAATACAAAATTCCATTTTAGATGGTACACATTTACATAATTATAATTATAATCATGCGTATTTATGGTCTGATAATGGTTATCCTATTAATAAAAATAAAAGAATAGGTGTTACTGTTTATTTGTGCGATATTATTAATTCTTTATTTCAAGAAATTGATGAATTTAATATATACAATATTAATATTAAGATAATAGATACAATTACAAATATTATTGATAAAAATTATAAAGACCTTTTAAATAAATTAATTACCAAATCTTTAGATAATAAATTTATTAATATTAATAAAAATAAAGGTAAAAATTTTCAAATAAATCTTGTTGATAATATTAATACTTTTAAAAGGGAAAAAACTACATTAATAAAAGATAAAATGTTACATAATTATGTTAACGCATTGATTTATATGCCTGGTATAAATTATAATAGAATTCATAAATTTTTATTAGGATGTTGTTTACAACAAATTAATAAAGATTTCGCACCAGATAATGATATGAAAGGTAAAAGAAATGATTTATTGGCCGCTAAACAATTTTTTTCTAAAAATAGATATAATAATAAACCAAGAGAATATTTTTATTTACCTGAAATTAATGATAAAAAAGATAAAAAAAATAAAGAAGATGATAAAGATAAAGATAGAGACAAAGAAAAAGACGACGAAGATGATCCTTATATAGATAGTAATGATTTTATTAATATATCACACAATATATATAATTACGAAGAAGATATATTAAATTATGATAAGTGGTTAAATTCTTTTAAAGACAATGATAACAAATTATTTTCTGATATAAATTATAAAAACATATATAGTAATGGTAGTAATGAATATATAAAAATTATAAAAAATTATTTATATATATTAATTAAAACTATTAATAATCAAAAAAGTACAATTATTAATGATTTTATTAATAATATTGAATTTATAAATTTTAAACAATTAATTAATAATTCTATGAAAATTATTTCTAAAAGTTATTACGAGGATATTAATGAAAATGATGTTATATTAGAAAAATCTATTTCTGATATTAAATATATTATTTATGAATATAATAAACTAGATAATATATATAATAAAGATGATAAAACAAATATTTTAAGAACTAAAGCATATTTAAGTATTAAAGCAATATGTATTCCTTTTAATCCTGATTTTGCAATTGGTGATAAAATGCAATTATTAATAGACGTAGATGATACAAAAAAATATTATGATATATTAAAAAATATACATAATACTTCTGTAAAAATATTAAATATTTCAAAAATACCTACTTTTCAAGAAAATCAAGAATTTATTAATAAAATGAGAGAAGAGTTTAAAAATAAAAAATTAGACATATTTGATAAACAAACTGATGATCAAAGAAAAATTTTCAATGAATTAACTAAAATAGGTATCAGAGTTGAAAATTTAGAAAATATTGATAATGATGATTATGATGTAAATGAAGATGCCAAATCCTTTAATGGAGAAGATGATTATCATATGAATGGCAATAATGATGATCAAAATCCAGATGATTTAGATAATGAAGATCATGGTCATATATATGATTAATAATATATAAATTTAAAATAATGAAATTATTATTATTAGGACATAATGGATAGATTTGTCAAAAAATAATAAAAATATTAAAAGAAAAAATTTGTATATACCCAATTTTTTGGAAAAATATGACAATAGATAAACAAAATAAATTATTGTTATCTTAAAAAGTAATAATTCTTTAGATACTAACAAATTAGAAAGTAAATATAAAGTAGATAATATTAAAAACGCTATTGAAAAGTGTTTATATAAGATGAAAATATAGGATATTAAAGTAACTTATAATAAAATATATTATTTTATTTTAATAACATATATATAATATATAAAATATATATTATAATACAATTAAAATTTATCATAAATATTAAACTAATTTTTTTATATTTTATTAATTTATTTGTATTTTTTTTAAAATTATATTCTATATATAATTCTGATATTATATTTTCTTTATAACAATAACTTTCTTTTATTAATTCTGATAATTCACTTGTATGTACTATTAAACCTTTAATATTAATATTTTTATTTTTATTATTTTTATTTATTATATAACAATCTAATAATGTTCTGAAAAATCCTGATAAATGTTTTTGGGATATTATTGAATTATATGCCTTACATTGTATTAAAATTATATTATTATTTTTTAATTTACATATAATATCTATACCAGTATCAAGTAATACATTATAATTTCTATAATATTTATTTGTTTTATATTTTTCCTTAATATTAATTAAATCATTATTTAAAATAATACCACTTTCAATTAATAAATAATCAGGAACATCTTTCCATAAATATATTTCAACAATATCATAATAATCTTTTAATTTTTTTACAACATATTTCTCATATTGAAATCCCTTTATACAATTATAATCTAAATATTTAATGTGTTGAATATAATCATAATTTATCATATATTTGTTACCATTATTTACTAATTAGTAAAAAACTTTTAAATATATTTTAAAAATATTAATATAATTATTATTGTAAAAATAATAAAAAAATAGCATTGTTATCATTTATATCTGTATATTTTTAATAGAATATTTTTACATATGTTTTTTGGATAACATTATATTTATTATACATAAATATAATTATTTATTGCTAATACTAATAATTGTAGATAATTGATTTTCAAATAAATATGTATTTCTTAAAATATCATAATACAATTCTGAACTATTATTATATGTTTTATTCCATCTAGTTAATCTGATTTTTTGTTTATTTAATTCAATAATATAATCTGAATATAAACTAATTTCAAATGAAGTTTTATTTAAAATATTTTCAATATTATTAATAATTGTATTATTATTATCAATTTCAATTATGATATTATTTAATTTTTCATTATATTCATCTTTTAAAGATAATACCATAAAATTATCATAATTACTAAAAGTAGAATAATCAATCGCAAAATTATTAGAATTAACATTTGCTTGATAATTTACTAATATTTTATTTAATTCAAATTTTTTATCATTATAATAAGATAACTCTTGAATAGTTTCTTCATATAAAAGACATTTTGTATTATAATTAATATTAATTTGCTCAATTTCTTTATCAATTTGATTAATTTGTTCAAAAGACATTTAATAATTAAAGTTAATGTAAATAATCATTTTTTATTAATAATACTAATAAAATAAAAAAATAATATTAAGATATACAAAAAAATTAATAATTTATATATATAAATTAAATAAAAAATGATTAATTTATTATAAAATATATTATTAATTATAATGACATCTTATACTACATCCACCATCGACATCTCTTATTCTACAGCTGATTATGATGTATCATTTAATCTAAATTTTGGAGAAGGTATAGATAGTATTATCGAAACAAATGAACAAAAAAGAAAAAATTATACTAATTCATATAATGTTGAAGTTTTTGAATTTGGCGAAGAAGATGATAAACAAAAAGGTTACCGCGTAGTTGGTAATGAAGCACCAATTGTAATTAATATATCAAATATTTCTATTAATTCAATTAATAGATATAATTGTGAATATGCACTAGGTTTTGCAGTAGATAATTCTGAACCATATTATAATTCGGAAAATGAAACTTTGCCCAATAATATTGAAAGAGATGGAACAATGTGGACAATTCCGGCAAACGATAGAACTTCTTATAAGTTTGATCAAAATCCAAAAGCAAAATATCAGTGGAATATTAAATATGCGGCAGATATTGGTTATGAACCAACTGAAGACGAAAAAGAACTAGGTTTTGAAAAAACAAGTGAAAAAACTGGTCTTATTTATGTTACATTTATGGTATTTAAAAAAGATAAACAAAATTATGAACTTTCAAATTCTATAACACGTGGAGCAACACGTGGAGCAACACGCGGAGCAACACGTGGTTATGATAGTTCAGCTGCTAGATTTGGATATGGAAATGAAGCATCTTCATCAAGTAAAAAATCAGATTTTGAATATGCTAAAAATACGGAAAAATTTATTTTACCTATTAGATTTAGAATTGATAATAATAGTAAAAAAAATAATATTAATTGTTCTAAAACATTAATGGGTGCTAATGTTAATGTTTTAAAAAGGAAAACAGTAGTAGTACCATTTTGAAAAGTATTTATAACTAACTTTATTTAGATTATTATAATATTATAAAATTTTAATATTTATATTTTTTTATAATTCATCATTTTCATAATTAGTAATTAAATAATTATTATTATTAATATCATATTCATTAACATTTCCTATAACTTTTAAATATATAATACTATATTTTTTTTGATCATAATAAACATTTAAATTAATATGTTTACCAAATAATTTTTTATCCCTATATAATAGTAAATCAATATCAAATAAAGTAATATTATTATTTTCTTTATTATATTTATACTTTTTAAATATATTATATTTGATTATTTTTTTTTTTTCTCCAAATATTTTTTC